CAACGCACAAGATTCGTGTGGCAACGGGTGCCGATCATTCGTTTGAGCACAACTTATACAAGTGGCTGGAGAAGGCCACGCGAGGAACAAAGGGGCTGGAGTGGCAGATCGGGGAAGGATACCTCAACTACATGGATGTGCAGGGCTACACGATTCGCTTCCATCACGGAGATGCGATCCGAGGTGGTGCTGGCATCGGCGGGCTCGCGATGCCGTTGAATCGAGCCAAGGCGAAGTGGGATTTGTCGCGGCCCAGCGATCTCGATGTGTGCGGTCATTTTCATACGTCGTTCTATCTCCCGTACAAGTTTCTGGTGAATGGGTGCGTAATCGGAATGAGTCCATTCGGAATACGCATCGGAGCGGAATACCAACCACCGAGCCAATCGTTGCTGGTTGTCGATAGTCGGCATGGCGTAACGAAGGCGCTGCAAGTCTTTGCGGACAGAGACATGAGGCGGGCATTCGTCGCGTAGCCGAGGCGTCGATGAAGATTTACATATCGGGTCCGATGCGAGGCATACCCGAATGGAACCACCCCGCATTCGACGCTGCCGCTGTCAGGATCGCAGCAGCCGGCCACGACCCCGTAAGCCCAGCCGAGCTCGACCGCAAAAGCCCCGATCCGGTCTTTGTCGATACCCCGCAAGGGATGCGTGTCGTGATGCAGCGCGACACGAACGCGATTTTTGAATGCGATGCCATTGCCGTCCTTCCAGGGTGGAGGCAATCTGCTGGTGCAGTAGCCGAGGTCGCACTATCATGCGTGCTCTCGATGCCAGCGCTCGACGCTATTGATCTGTCCGATGTAACGGCAGACGTTCACGAATGGTGGAACTCAATTCTTGGGAGAGGGCAATGGATGCTGCGTGCGACAAAACCAACGTGCTGACCGACAACGATTTCATCCGCCGGGCCGACGAGGCTATGCGTCAGGAAAAACAGGCTCGAGCTCGCTTCAACACTGAGCCGAGGGCGACGGCAACTGCGGAAGATGCGCTGATTGAGGCGAGTGCGGTAGTGCGTCAGCGTCGAGCATTCTATGGGCCACCGGAAGAGCACTTCGCACGAACCATTGGCATGATCAACGCATTGTTCGCACATAAGCTGAAGCAACCATTCACGGTCGAGGATTGGCCCCAGATCATGCTGTGCGACAAGATGGCGAGGCATCAAGAAAAGCCACAAGAGGACAACCCGCGGGACGCAATGGGCTATGCCTCATGTTGGATGGAGTGTCTCAAACGTGACGCATAGTGCTATACTGCCCGCAGAGGGCAATAGCATGATCCGACGCTCTACCCAGTGCTTTCGCAACAGCAAAAAGCGCCGCGACCCGCTGTGTTCATCTGGCGAGGTCTTGAGCTTTGCGTCTGCTGCCAGAACGACCGACACATGGGGCAAGATCACGAGTCGCAGGATGCCACCGAATGGTGTGCTGCAGCAATGGGCCAGAGAAATGCGTTGCTCCATTGCAACCGTGAAGAAGCTGTGGGAGCAGGGTGTTCTCTAGGAGGTAACGCATGAAGTCGGCAGTCTTGTCGTTGATGCTCGCGCTGGTCCCCGGCCTCGGCTTCGCGACCGAGCTCTATGTGTTCACGCGACCTGGGTGTGGGCCGTGCGAAAAGCTCAAGGCCGCGATTCAGGCCGAGCCCGATCTGTTCAACGGATTCGACGTTCACATGATCGACTCCAGCGAGAACCCACAGATCGCAGGAACGTGGCGCGTTGCTTCAGTGCCAACCATCATCGTGGTCGAGGATGGCAAGGAGGTCCGTAGGCGAGTTGGGTTCAAGGGGTCTTCGGAGTTGCGGGCGTGGCTCGACAACCAACCAAGGAGAAGGAGGCTAAGGCAGTGACTCCCGAAGAGATCGAGCAACAGGTCCGTGCCTTCATCAAGAGAGCCAAGGGGGAGGCCGCTGATGGGCTGAATCTGGCAGAGTTCTCCTCTCTCGCCACCGACCTTCTGCGGCTCGCTGTCGCTGCCGTTGACTCTGTCCCGGTGGATGGGGTCGCCAAGAAGGCATTCGTGATGAACAGCGTTGCCCTGCTATTCGACGGCATTTCCGACAGGCTCGTGCCGACGATCATGCTGCCCTTCTGGTATCTGGCGAAGCCGATCGCGCGCCAAATCGTTTTGGCAATCGCGTCTGGTGCCATCGAGAGCTTGTTGCCGCTTGTCAGGAGTTCAATGAAATGATCGAGGTTGCAGTCATCCTGGCCGTTGCTGGGCTCGTGGTGCTGATGTGGCCGGCGTCGAGCGGTGACCCAGCATCGGTTCCGCTGTCGGCCTCTCTCACTGGCACTGCACAGGCCATGCCGTCGCAAGCGACCAGCGCATCGTACCAATCGTCGATGCTTGCTCTTGCCCATGTGCGGTCGCGGTTGTTGGTCACAGACAACCTCGATGATGCTGCCAAGAAGTCCATCGATGCGATCACGCTCGCCCTCGTCAACGGATCGGACAAGTAATGCAAGTCGCCCAAAAGGTTGTCGGCGCTGCGCTGTTAGTGGGGGCTTCCCTGCTGGCGGTTTCGTCTTCGGGATTGCCTCGACCATCACCGATGCCTGCCCCGACTGAACTGAGCCTGCGAGGAGCGTTCGTTGGCGAGACTGCCACCGCAGATGCTCTTGGTGCATCTGCAATGTGGTCAGAGGTAGCGGACGCAATCGAGTGGGATGGGCAGCAATCCGAGCCGATGTTCAAGACAGGCCACTCCCTCGACACGTTCCGTTCCAGAGCTCGCGACTTGCGATGGCAGGGACAACGGGTTGGCGACAGGCAACCACAAGCCAGAAAGCTGGCCCATGAGTACCTCGACAAGAAGATCGGCATCGACGGAGGCGACCTGACTCCAGAGATTCGCTCTCGGTGGGTTTCCGCCTATCGCGAGCTGGGAAGGGCAGCGGCAGATGCGGCGCGATGATTTTCGCTGGATAGTTGCTGCTGCTATCGTCGCATACGCCATCTATGTGGCTGCGATCCGGCCTCGAGGTACGGCGGGCCAGGATCACAACTACGGCTACGTTCCAGATCAGCAGGGCGTTACAGCGTTCGTCAACGAGCTCCCGCAACCATTCTTCGCCCAGGCCGGTGCCGACTGCGTTCGCAATGCGAAATACAAGGATGTGTTTCTCTACCGGCACATGCTGCGAGCTCACGAGGCCAGATACGGCAAGCCTTTCGTTGTCGGACGGCAACAGATCGGGAGCTGTGTGGCTTGGGGAGCTATGCACAGCGTCTACATGGGCGAGTGCGTGAGTTGGGGAATCGGCCAGCGACCAGACCCTCCGACGATGCCTGCCACTGCCCCGCTCTACGGTGGATCGCGCGTAGAGAGCAGGCGCAGCGACCCCAAGGGATTCGACGGCTCCTCGCCCGTTGGTGGATTCGGTGATGGCAGCTATGGCGCTGCCGCGGCAAAGTGGCTGAAGAACTGGGGCGTGGTTTACGCGCAGGACTACCCCGGCGTGTTCGACTACACGACTGCTGGGTTCAGCGGTACTCGAGAAAAAGAGGAAGGGGCCTACGGGGCTGGCGGCAAGGGAGACAACTATCGCATCGACACGATTGCGAAGAAGCACCCATGCCGCCACGTTGCGAAGGTATCCACATGGGAAGAACTGTGCTCCGCTCTGGAGTCAGGTTTCCCCGTGACCATCGCGAGTGGGCAGGGATTTTCATCTCATGCCAACGAGTATTCGATCTCCGAGGCCAGTGGTGCCTGGGCTCATCAAATGATGGCTTGTGCTGTGATGCACAAGAAGAATGGGCAGGCCCCGTGCGACATGGTCGCGATCCTCAATTCTTGGGGGCCGTCGTGGATCAAGTACGACAAGAAGTTCCCAGCGGATCTTCCGAGTGGTGCCTTTTGGGCTCGGCGAGAGGTTGTCGAGCGAATGATCAGATCGGACTCATGGGCAATCGGCGACGTTCCGTTCCGATACCGCGATGTCGATCATGCCAACGTGTTAGGAGTTCCCGATGAGCAGCCGTAAGTTCGTGATCGCATGCGCGCTAGTCGCGATCCTCGCATTTTGCGTCGGTCGTTCGTCAAACGATGCCACGCCAAACCGACCGATCCTGAAGTGGATAACGAGGGCTGTCGGTGTCTGGTTGCTGTTCCGCGACGATCAGCCGAAACCACAACAGATCGAGCACCAGCACTACGTTCGCGATGCCTCTGCGATCAATCACGGAAACGCGCTGTAGGAGCTCCACCATGCGGTTCATTCTCGGGATGTCTCTGCTGCTCAACGGCCTCTTGGCTGGCATGATCGTGGGCCACCTGACCACGGTCGATGCCAAGGTGTGCCAGTGTCGCCACCCCGTTCGCGATGAAGGCGATGTCGCCTACCCAACGGGTTGGGTGGTGCCTGATGACACGCCTCCCAAGCCGGACAAGTCCACCCCAGCAGGAGAGGCCCGATGATTGCGTGGCTGCTCGCGTTCGTGGCGTCCCTGTTTCAGCCAAGCGTCGGCAGCGTGGTCGAGCACGCCAGGGCGTCGAGTGCGTGCGCTGGAGCGATGGCAAGCATGGCCCCAGAGCCGCAACCCGACAACGCTCCGACTCCCAAGCCAACCCCAACGCCGTCGCGCGAAGTGAGGTGACGAATGCTTTCGTGGCTGCGAGATGTCATCGGGAAGAAGGAGGAGTTCGGCGCGGACGGGAGGTCGAGCAAGTGGCCTAGCGTGCGGGCGAGGCATATTGCCAAGAACCCATGCTGCATGGCATGTGGTGGCAAGGACAACCTCGAGGCCCATCACATAATTCCGTTCAGCGTGGACAGGAGTCGCGAGCTCGATCCGCAAAACCTCGTCACGCTCTGTGGGACTCCTCGCAACTGCCATCTAGGAATCGGACACGCTTGGAACTGGCAGAGCTATCGGCCAGACGTACTCGAGCTAATCAAGGCGGTGAAAGAGTCCAACAAAAAAGTGGTTCGTTAAAGTCACTGATTTGACTGCATTGGCCGAGCGCGGCATATTGCGGTCATGCAACCCGACCTATCAAACTACGTCACAGTCAAGCAAGCAGCGTCCCTCATGGGGATGCACGCGAGGTACGTCCGCCGCCTCTGCAAAGAGGACAAGCTGGCTTGCGTCCGCTTCGGCAATGCGTACCTCGTCGTGAAGAAGGCGGCAGAGACATACAAGCGCGACCCTTACGGAAGGGGTCGGCCAAAGGCGAAGGAACGAAAGGACAAGCAGTGAAGAAGTTGCCAATAGTCGAGATCCCACAGAGGGCCGTTCTGAAGAAGGTTCCGAGCGGGGAGATTGCCATCGAGCTCGGGGGCGACGGCGTGTTTTTGCGGTTCGACTGCGAATGCCTCGACGCCCTGCCCTACTGCAAGTCGGTGTGTTGCACACTGCACGGAATCGACGTTGAGAAGGACGAGCTCGAGAACAGGGTCACGGGCAAGGCCAATGGAGAGGTCATCAAGGCAACGCTGTCTCAACTTGTGACGCAATGCGAGGAGGGGCCGGAGATGACGCGATCAAGCGATAGCTGGTGTGCTTGCAATGATCGCAAGACGAGGCTGTGTGGCATCTACAAGGATCGGCCTCGCACATGCCGTGAGTTCCATTGCACGCGCGGTGCAGGCATGCGTGGATGGAGGCTTGATCTCTCCCGCCATCTGTCTCACGAATGACACGCCGCCGTTAGTCACACAGCGGCGGAAGAAGCGACGATAGCCGGCGGGAAAAGTGCCTTGGGTCCTTCCTGGGCCTCTCTGTAGCCGCCTCCCCAGCGAGCACCCCCCTACCTAGTCAGACTTTCTTTTCGGCGGTTCCCCGGTTTGCTCGGCATCCCCTCGCGTTTTCGTGGTGGCGGGGCATGGGGGGCATGGGGCCTCGGATGGTCTGTCTCAAATGAGGCACACC